GGATAGAGGAAGATCGGCGTTGCCTTCGCGCCCGTGACCGCCGCCGCAGGGTTGGCGAGGAGATAGACGAAATCGGCTGTCATCTCGCCAACCGTGAGGTCAAGGAAGTACAGCCGGGCGTTGGACACCTCGGTGATCGGGTTCGTCGAGTCAGCCGCGGCGGCGCCGTCTAGGGAGATGCTAGCCTTCGCTGTCGTCCCGCCAATCGAGGTGAAGGTCACCCCAACCATGGGGTCGCCATCGGCATCCAGGATGGTGAAATAGCACCTGTACGCTACAGCCCTCTTCGGGATCGGCATTGCGTCGCTGGCGGCCATTAGCTTGCGCTCCAATCATCAAGGTACACCCTGCCGGCGGTCGCGTCGATGTCCACGCAGAACTCGAGAACACCGTCATCGGTGACGACGGCAGTCGGTGTCCCACCCATCTGCTCCCAGGTGGTTGCGCCGGCTGTCATCGTGTCCAGCACGGTGTCGGCGGTGATCCCCAGCGGGATGTTCTTCTTCACTATGAGCCGTGGTTGGGTGCCTCCGGCGTAACTCGCGTCCTTCTGCACCCAGACCTTCGGCGCGAGCGACCCGCCGGAGAAGACCGCGATCCGCCTCTTCCCGCTCTCCAGGCGGTTCGTCGCCGAGCAGTTCGAGTTGGGGGCCATCTCCTCCGACGGTGGCCCAGTGCCGCCGGGATAGAAGACCGTGGCGTTCCGGGCTAGGGTCCCGTTCTGGTAGAGCGCCCGATGGCTGCCGGCGGTGTTGTCGTTTCGCTGGAGCTTGATCGAGGAGCCTTTGATCATAGAGGTCTGGCCGACGATCTCGATGGGGGAGGCGAGTTGGCAGGAGCGGAGAACCATTTGCGAGTAGCCGCTGTTGTCCTCGATGTCGCCCGAAGTGTGCTGGGTCTTGTTCGCGGCCGTGGTTCCGAACTCGCACTCGTTGAACTCGACCCCGACCCGGCCAACGCCGGAGATGAAGACGCCGGATGTGCTTGGCGCGGCGGTGTCGTTCGCATCCTGCTGGCCAGAGCCGTGGAACTTGCCGAGGTTGAAGATGAGGCCGAAGACCCCGAGCTTCTGGCCGAAGTTGATGCCCCAGCGGCAGCCGAAGATCTCCGGGCTTTCGTAGCGGTGGTTGAGAGTTGCGCCCTCGGCCCCGGTGATGCCTGGCGAGTAAAGGAGCCCGCTCCCGCTCGTGGAGTCCCCGCAGCGGTAAATCTTGAGGCTGGAGATGACGATGTTCCGGGCGTTGAGGGCGATGATCCCGGCCGCGCCGGCGTTGTGGATCGTGTTCCCGGAGAACACCCCAGATGCCTCGCCCTCCTCATCCAGCTTGAGGCCGTAGTAGGCACCCACAAGCGTGTTGCCCGTGAAGGTCAGGCCGAGGTCCATGAGCCCGACGAAGGCATTGGTTCCCGCTGCGAGTATGGTGGAGACCGTTCCGCAGCGGATGAGGGTGCAGTTGGTGATAGATATCGCCGTCCCCGATGTCTGACTCACGATCAGAGCTGGCTGCTGGTCGAGGGCAAGGTTGAAGCCGACACACTCGGTGATGGTGATGTTGTTGGTCGCCGCGCCGAGGATGTAGATTCCGTGGTCGCGCGATCCGTTAAGGGAGCAGCGCTGCATGCTGAAGCTGCCGGTGGTCGTCTCGATCTCTATCCCGCGCTTCCCGGTGGTGAAAGACCCAACGCCGGCGAACTCGACGAACCCAAGATCGACGATGCTCCCAGCCTTGGCGTTGAGATAGCAGGCGAAGGTCTGGACCGTTGGCGGGTTCGCCGTGGGGACGCTCGCGGTGCCGCTCGCCCGCAGCTTGCAGTTGCGGGTGAGGTTGATGACCTCCGCCTGGATCGGCGCGACCCCGGCGTGGTAGTTGGTCAACGCCGCGACGGCCAGGCTCGAGGCCCCGGCATTCGCAGTCAGGGCGCGCCCTTCGGAGAGATCGGCAGTCGCGCTGCGAGTGGTCCCGGCGATGACCACCACATCTCCCGAGAGCCAGCCGGTGTTGTCGGCGATGGTGAGGCTCGTCGCCCCGACCAGGGCCTGCACCGTGAGTTTGGTCTTGACGAGGTTGTTTGACCAGCGCTGATGCCCCCAGGCCCGAAGCGTCCCGCCATTCTGGACGACGATGCCCGTCTCGCCGTCAAGAGACGAGCAGTCCAGGAGAAAGTCGGCGGTGAAGGCGCTGCCGATGGGCGTCCCCTGAGTGCCGACATTGAGCGTGCCGCCGTCCCAGATGTTGAGCGCGCCCGATGCCTTGAGGATGGTGCTGGCGTCGGTCTTGAAGGAGAGCGTGCCGCTCTTGCCGATCTCGAGCGCGCCGTGATCGGTCGTCGTCGAGAAATGGTTCATGGTCACCGTGCGCGCGGTGATGCCCACGCCGCCAGTGAACTCGCCGGAGATGAAGATCCGCTCCCCGGTCGCCGGAATCCCGGTTGCCGTGCCGCGAAACGACTTGTTCCAGAGTGTGCCCGAGCTGACGAAGCAGTTGATGAACCCAGCGCTGGCGCTGCGCCTGAGCCGCAGGCGGTAGTTGGTCAGGGTGGCCATGGTGAAGGACGCCCAGCTCACCAGGATCCAGCCACCATTGACCGGGAGCACACTCGCGGCGATGTCCACCTGCCGATGCACGGTCACGCCATCGTAGAGCTGGACCTCAAGGTTGCCGTCAGGGCTCCCGCTCAGCGAGGCGATCTGGAACACCACCCCATCGCAAGCCAGCGCGGATCCGACCTGGAAGGTTGCCGAGGGTGCCTGGGTGGTGGTCACCGCGACGGCAAGTGTTCCCGTGAGTTGCTCCTGAGTCCCCGAGGACGCGGCCAGGACCCCCTTCCAGGTGCCCGCCGCTGTCCAGTCGCCATTGACCGATGCTATGCGTGAGGGCATCTAGCAGGCGATCTCCTTCCGGACGAGAGTCGCCCCCGCCTGAGACCTGAGGTATGCCTGGACGTTGGCGATGGCCGCGCCCAGGTGCGCAAAGCCCGCCGCTGGGATGTCCGCCTTGGTAACTGCGATGTGCCCCCCCTCGGATGTGCCGTCCGACTTGATGATGATGCCGCCAACGCTCCAGTAGTTGCCAGCGTCATCGACGCTCAGCACGCGGAAAAGCATATTCCCGCCAATGGGTTCTGCCAGCTGAACGCCGATGTCGTAGGTGATCTTGTTGTAGGGCGAGAGGATGCTCGGCGCGCCGCCGCCCGTACCCCATAACTGCGGCCAGCCAAGGCCGCGGAAGTTGACACCGCCACCTATCTGTCGGTCCGGCATGCCCGGTATCGTCTCATTCCACGACAGCGGCAGGGCCTCAACATCATGCGCGCCCGCCGAGATGTTCACATACTTGTTGGATGTCCCCGTCTCAAAGCCGTTGTAGTCGGCTATCAAGACGGCGTGGTCCGCCCCGACGCTGAAGTTGAGGCAGTTCGAGGCCCCCTGGCTGAAGAGGTTGTTGACGCAGATCATGCCGCGGCACTGGGATACGTGTCCGGTAGTGATACCGCCGCCGACATCCTCGAAGACGTTGCCCATGATGACATGGGCCGTGGTAGTGGCGTTGGCGCCGAGGTTTATGGCGGTAACGCACCCATCGAATACGTTGTCCCTTATCAGCGTCGGGGTGAGCGCAGTATGCGAGTAGGCGGTCGTTCCGCCCCAGAAGAAGCACCCGATGATGGATGTCAGTTGCCCCACTGTAGAGTCGGCTATTCTGGTCGTTCCGGATGCAAACTGGCACCGGCTGATGAGCACGCGAAAGGATGCGGAGGAGCTTGAGAGGACTATGGGCTGGAGAACATCATTCTCATCCAGGGCGTTGAAACGGCAGTTGTCGATGATCCAGTCGGTTGCTGCGCCGCTGATGCGTATGGCCTCGTCGCAGACCTCGAAGTCGATTCCCTCGATGGTGTAGAGGACCACGTTGTTGCCGATGAAGATGTCATTCGCCGTGCCCGTCTGGCGGATGACTGGCCGCTGGCCGTCTGGCCCAAGGACGCCGTAGACCTTGATCCGACCGGTGGTCGTGTCCCCGCCCACCGAGAGCGCGATCGCCACCGCGACGGTGTAACCTATCCCACCATCGGTCCAGTCAAAGGCCACCTTCCAGCCAGGGAGAATGTCCACCCAAAGTGGTACGGCGCTATCGAGCGTGAGACGCTTGCCACCGATTGCCCACTGCCTATCCACAGAGCCGACCAAAGGACTGGCATCACTATCAACGTTCTTCGGGCAGACGACAGCCGCGCCAGTGACCGCCGTTGAGGCGTTTTGGTCAACCGTCACCTGTGTTCCGGAGTCAACGGTCACGATGTCGGCATAGAGGTCGGCGCTGGCTGGCCCGGCCCCGGCAATCCGAATGACATCCTGTGCCGACATGCCCGCAGTCGCGCCCATGCTGGAGACGACGGCCGAGCCCACCGACATGTTGCCTGTGGTCGATTCCTGCGTGTCCTTCTTGGCGGTGATCTTGAGGAACCTGCGACCAGAGGCCGAGTTGAACCACAGAGCGGAGCTGCCGTCGGTCAGGACGGTAGAAAGGTCCGGTGGGCTCGCCTCGAAGAATCCGATCCTGTTGGCGCCAGAGCCAGAGACGCTGCCCTTGGTGCCGAAGACTGCAGCCGAAGGAGCGGAGCCCGACGCCTGGGTGTCCGAGCCCGTCTGGTCGTTGAAGGTGATGGTGGGGAGCGCCACGGTCTAGGGCTTCTCCTTGATCTCCTTGAGAATCTCGATCTGCCCAGCCCTAAGCGCGTCGAAGTAGATGGAGCGATCGGCCATCGTCTTCTCCATGGCTCCGACCCGGCTATCGAGCGCCGCGAGCTTGACGATGGTCTCGCCGAGCTTCTCGATCTTGTCCCCTAGGCGGTCCAGCGCGCCGTCGGTGCGTTCGACCCAGTACCACATGCAGCCGAAGAGGAGCGTGAAGAGCGCCCCAGCGATGATGGACTGGAGCTTGCCGTTGATGCTTTTCACGTCTCTCACACTTCTTACCGCGCCGTTTTCGCACGCGGACCAGCACGTATCTCCCTGGAGAACCGCGCCGTCCCGATGATCCGCTGGGCGGAGTTGGCGATGTCGTCATCCCACTGGCGGTAGTAAGCCGCCTTGCGTTCCTGCTCCTCACGCTCATCGCGCTCGATGCGGTCGAGCCAGAGCCTCCGCGCGCGGTCGGGGTCGTCGGAGCCGGAGCGCGTCAGATCGCGTTTCCTGAGCCAGTCGATGACCCAGGTCCCCAGCGGGCGGTACTCGCCGCGAGGCCCAGCAAGGTCCGCCTCCTTGACCAAGCAATCCGCCGAGCGCGCCTCACCGCGGCGGGCGACGCGGTAGAGGACCCAGCGGCCCTTGGCCGGGTGCCAGTAGACCTCGAGCCCCTTGTCGACCCGGCGAAGCTCCCGAAGGAACGCCCGTGTCGGCCCCTGCCCTTGGTGGGACGCCTCCGCGCGTTCCCCCCGCCGGCAGAAGGTCAAAACACTGGCGTTCCTCGGTGGCTTTCTCTTGAGGATCCGGCGGATCGGCTTCGAGATCGGCCGGCTGATCGGCCGGCTGGGCATCAGTCAACCAGCTCGTACTCGAGGCAGACGACCAACTCGCTGACGTTGGTTGTGGCTCCAGCGGCGCGCCGGCAGATGACGGGCACGCCCTTGGCGACCAGAGTTCCGGTGGCCGTCAGCGTCACCGCCTCCGTATCGCCCTCCTGGTTGGTGGCAGCGACGACGTTGTGGCTGAAGTTAGCGTAGCGCGTGAGCGCTCCCTGGACGCCGATGGTCACCGGCTGCGTCGCAACGGTGTCACCATCCAGGGTGAATAAGAGGGTTGCCCGTACGATCCGTATCTCGTTGGTTCTGGAGTACGCGAGGAGCGATGTCTGCCGGGTGTCGCTCGACATGTCGATGTTGCGCGAGTAGCCGGTGCGGATCCTGGCTCCGGGCTCCATGCCCCTGTTGAGGACTCCCATGCTGTCTCATCCTATAAAGGCCAGGGCCGCCGCCGTTCGGAGCGGCCCCGGCACGGTGAACGGGGTTCTATCAGAAGTCGAGGTCATCGAGGACGGCGTTGGCGTTGGGACGATCGCAGGCGAACTCGCGGTAGGTGAAGAACACCGCCTCGTAGCCGTCCTGGTTGGCGACGCGCGAGAGAACCGCTCCGTCCTTCTCCATCCAGTCCCAATCGCTGAGCACCTCGAAGCTCAAGGTGCTCATGGTCAGGAAGTACATGCGCCGGAGGTACTGGGGCGTGTTGGTCAAGGACGCGTCCACGTCGCTGACGAGCGGCGCGCCATTGAAGTCGAGACCCGGCCAGCCGCCATCGAGCTTCACCAGGGCGCCGTCGAAGCGCTTGTCAGCTACCAAGAGCCGCCCGTAGGCGCGCTTGCCGGCATGGTCGGTCATGATGAGCCCGGGCTCCGAGTCGCCCTCGATGTCGCACTGATCCCATGCCTGCTGCATGAGGTCGCTGGTCAGGGCACGGAGCGTGCCCGAGTTCCCCAGCATGTTAGCGTTCCAGAAGCTGACGCCGCCGGCCCCGCCGCGATCGATCTTGCCGAAGTCGTCGGTGAGCCCGTTCCCGGGTTCGGCGTCGGACAGCGCTGCCTGGAGCCCCCAGGGCTCGATGTGAGCGCCGATGGCAGCGGTGTTGCGCGAGCCGGCACGGAGCACGATGTCGGTCGCCGTTCGGGCGATGGCTCCAGGATCAATCTCGAGCGTGAACTGGGTCGCCGAGTCTACGGTCAGGACCGCGAGCGAGTTCACGTCGAAGTTCGCGGCCGCTCCGGAGTCGATCTTATGCGTGCCAGCGGTCGAGATGATCCAGACCTCCATGTCCGGCTTGATGAACTTGGTTGACTGGACGACGACGGCGGCGGTATGCGCCGTGTCGTTCACCTGGGTCAGGCTCGAGGAGCCGTCGTGGAAGCTCATCCGGTTCATGTCCTTGGGCAGATCGATCGCCAAGCCCTTGATCTCGGAATCGACCGCCTTGACGATCGACCCGGACATGTTCTTGGTGGCGGCGATTGCCGGGCCGCTGATCTCGATCCGCCCGTAGATGTACTTGGCGTTGAAGATCGCCTTGTCGTACTTCTGGTTGCGGGCCTTGGGTAGGTTCTGCCTCTCCCTGCGTGCCCCAATGCCCTCGTTTCTCCCGGTGTGGAGGGTGAGCCGGGCCTCCTCCCCCACGTAATTGTCCTCGTTGCGCTTGACCTTGCTGAGAAGGATCGTCGCGTTGTTGAGCTGCTTCCGCAGGCGCGGCCGGTAGTCGATCCTCAGTGCGGGCTGGATCGCGGCGAGCGTGGTATCGAAAGCCATCTCTGGCCTCCTCTATCTCGGCCACCGCGGAGGAAGCGGCCCTGGGTTGTTGCGTGCTGTCTATCCCCTGGCTACCCGCAGATGCTCAGTCACGCGCCTGAGAGCGGATTTCATTGCCTTTCCGTTGAACAGGTCCTTGCGGTCCGGCTTCTCGACATCGGGAGCCGGGGAGCCGCCGCCGGGCCCGTCGGTTCGACGTGCGGCTTGCTCGATCTTCGCCTTGACGTACTGCCCGCGCTGGTTCCGATCGCGCTTGTCCAGGAAGTCGGCAGCGCGCTTGGCCGCGCTCTCCCAGGACATATCGGGGTTCGAGGCCTTGGCGTAGAGGACAACGCCCTGGAAGAAGCGGCGGTCCTCCTGCGCCATGTCGCTGAACGCTTTGTGCTTGCCCATGGCCATGGCCGAGGAGTTGAGCATCTCCTGCTGCGCCACCTGCTGCTCGTAGCTCGAGAAGCGTCCGGCGTGGTCCTCGACGCGCTGGGAGAGCGGGCCGAGCCTCGACTCGATGTACTGCTCGATGGCCTTGGCGGTGTCGCTCGGGAGGCCCTCGGGGAGCTTGGCCTCGAGCGGCTTGGGCGCCTCGGGTTGCGGCCCTGCGCCCCTCTGGCTTGCGCGGTACGCATCCTCGTGGAGGCGGATGGCGTAGCGCATGAGGTTCTCCGCCTCGCTCCTCGTGAGCTTCTGGCGGGCACCATTGTAGTCGAACTCGACAAACTCATCCGTGGCCGCAGGCTGCTCAGGCCCGGGCGCCACCGGCGTCTCATCGCCATCGGGCGCTGGCTCGCCCTCAGTCTCCGGGCGTTCCTCCGGAGTCTCCGGGCCGGCCTCGGCCTGGGCATTCTCCACACGCTCGAGCATCGCCGCCCCTGCGCCGGCCAACCCGCCAGAATCCCCGCCGCCCGCATCCTCTTCCTGTAGAAGCATCTCTCCGCTCCTTCTCTAAGGGCCTATCAGCTCTCCCGGTATCTCTTGCCCAGCGACTCCCGCCGCAAACGCCGCCTCGTTGTCATCCAGCGGCATCTCTGCCTCCTCTGGCGCTTGCTCCTCTGGCGGGAGCCCCTGGCTCTGTGGCTGCATTACAGCCTGGACGCGCAGCTGGTGGCGCGCCTTGTGCGTCTCGAAGCGGGCTATGTCCTCTGGCGTCGCCAGCTTCTTGAAGTCCGGCTGCTTCTCGAACAGCGTGTGTTGATCCAAGTGTATCAGGTCGTTATCCCAGGGGTTAATCTCGAGCTCCAGGCCATCCATCAGTTGAAGATTCTCACGGCGAGCCGCCTGCTTGTCAAGCTGCTCCTCGTTGATGACCCCCTCCTCGGTCCCCAGCTCTAGTATCTCGAGGATCTTCTTCTTATCCGCCACGCGATCAAGAATGCCAGCGTTGACAAGATCGATAGTGAACTGCAAACGAGCCTGTTTAGACAACGGAAGCTGCGAGCCAAGCTGAACCTGCACATCGAAGTAATTCACTCCAGGCTTGCTTGAGTTGGGGCCATAGAGTTGCTTGCCGGTGAATGCCTTGGTCTCGACCTCGTTCCCCTTGCCCACGATCTTGAGTATGCGCTCCTCCTCGACGTTCTCGGCGAGGATGTGGAGGAGCCACGATCCGAGCTGAGACAGCGCCTCCTCCATAAGCAGGAAGGTCGGAGCGAGCACCTGGTCATCCTGCTCCTGAAGCTGAGCTATGGCTACTCCCGAACGCACGCCACTGGGCGCCCGAGACTGCGTGACCTCGTGGATGTGGGAGACATCCTCGATGTCCTTGAGCGCGTATTCCAACAGCCGATGCACGTAGTCGGGGATCGCCGGCGGGGTGATGACAACGGGCGGGAGCCCTGGGTTATGCTCGATCACCTCGCCCGGCTGGTTGTCGATCGAGCTGTTGAGAATGCCGGACCCTTTGGGAACAGCCCATTTCGGCCGGCTCATGACATTCCGGTTCTCGATGAGCTGCGAGCGTCCCTTGTTGTAGTCGCCCTGTGGACCAATGCAGTGCTCCAGGGCGCAGGTAGCCCAAAAGCGGCCGGGCACCGGGATCTCGAGGAGCTGGACGTAGGGAATGGCGTGGAAAGGGTTGGGTAGCTCCTTCTGCTTGTCGAGCACCACGTCGCCCGCGACCAGGGCCCAGGCCCCCTTCTTGTGTTTCTTGGACGGAGCGAGCCAGAGGTTGTGCGTCAGGATCGACTCACCAGCCTCCTCATCCTCGACGTTCCACCCGCCGTAGGGCCCGGCGGTGTTCTGGATCCGCCGCTCGTAGAACATGGTCAGCGAGCCGTCGTTCCCGCTCTCTGGCGTCAGATCCGCTGCCTCCTTGGGATAGCGATCCTTGAGCCAGGACAAGGCCCGACACTTGGAGTGGTTGAGCCAGGCGGCCTCGTTGATCCGCATGGCCTCGGGATCCACCTCGATCTGGAACGGGCTGTGAACCTCGACCCGGGGATCTCCCAGGCGGATGCCACCCTTGAGCAGCTTCTCGATCTGTCGCATCGCCTCCGGCGTCTGCATCTCTGGCGGAAGCTCGGCGAGGTCCTCCCGGTTGAACTCGAGCTCCGGGCCGATCTCCGGATCCCAGACGATGGACTTGAAGGCGTTGCCCGTCGTTCCCATCCAGTAGAGGGCGTCGGTCAAGAGGCGCGTCATGTCGAGCGAACGCCAGTATGCCTTGAGCACCTTGTCCGAGACCAAGGAGACCATCTGGTCCTCAAGATCGCTGGTCGCCGGGATCGAGGTCCAGTTGGGCTTCTGCCGGAGCGCCTTCGAGACGATCTTGCGGACGTTGCCCAGGAGACGGTTGCCGACGTACCTCACGCGCCAGGGGGGCGCGGGCGGCTGGTAGAACCTGCCCGTGGTATCGTCGTAGGTGTGGTACTGGTAGCCAAGGAAGTGAAGGACGTTCGTGTACCACTGCCGCTCCATCGCCTGGCGGTGATAACGGCGCTTCTCCCAGCGACCCTGGACGAACTGGACGATCGACTCGTCGTTCTCGAAGTTGACTTCTGAAATCTTCGGTGCGGAGGAGGTCCGAGACTTCGCCATAGCGAAGGTGGCCATTATCCTCCAGGCAGGCTGCGCATGAACTCCTCGAGCGTTCCGTTCTTCTGGTGGTATTCGTAGGCTACCGCCTCATCCGTCCCCTGCGGGTAAGGATTAGGTGGACCGGGCGGCTTCTCCCGCTGCTTGTCCGAGTCCTGAAGCGTCATGTACCCCGACAGGTCCTTGGCGTGGATGCGGTTCTCGAGACCCCGGATCATGGCCAGGTACTGCTTCTCGCGGGCTTCATAGCCGGCGATCACCCTTGAGCCTGCGCGCCAAGCGAGGCAGGCCGCCAGGATGACGAAGGCCGCCAAGGCGTATACCGGGATCTCGCTCATGTCACTCCTATCCCTGGGCGGCTCATTTTCAGGATCCCACTAAGCTGTAGCCTGCGCATCGCCGGGTGTCCAGCCGATTCTACCGCCGCCGCATCGAAGAGCGCCGCAGAGACGAGCCCATCGAACCATATCCGCTGGCCGCCGGTCGGCACCTGCGGGTTGTTTATCCCCTCGAAGATCAGACCCTCGAACCATACGATGTCCGAAGTCGCTGGCGGGGGCGGCGGGGCCGGCACTGCGTCAAAGAGCCCGATGGATGGCGTTGAGCCAGTACGCTCAAGATAGATCTTATCCCCCACCGCGACGTTGACCGGGGTGGCGAGCGTTAGCCGGGTGTCCGAAGGCCGACTGGCTATGGTCACGGCGTTGTTCAAGCCGATGATGATCCGATCCGGGGTCACGACCGATCCATCGATCGTGAAGTTGAGGGCGTGGAAGCACAGCGCATCATCCACGTCGATCGTCGTCAGGCCGTTCCCGTTGGGGCTCCCGGCGAACCCGGTGACCGTTGCGAGTTGCCTTGCGACCTGGTAGCCAGGCGAGCTGGGCGCAAGCTGGTAGGCGTCGAAGAAGCGCACGCGGTCGGCAAGCGAGAAGGCCGTGGGTGTCGCTTCGGCCTGGGCGAAGAGGGCATCGGTCGCGTCGGCGAAAATGGGGGTCTGGTTCAGGTTCCCCTGGAAGGCGTTACCCAGGGCTGGATTGCCGCTTTCGCCCGCTCCCTGGGACTCCGAGACCGAGTATTCGGTCGGAGACTCCGTGAGAATTCTGATCTGCTTCTGGAGCGCGCCGGGCGCGCCCGGGCCGGCGTTCCAAAAGAGGTTCTTGAGCCAACGGCAGGTTTGCCACATCGTCCGCCACTGGGCCGTCGTCGTCGCTTCCCCGGCGGATGGATTGTCAATCTTCACTCCGTACCAGTTCTGGCCGTTGGCTGGCGGGCCAATGACGGAGAGGATGTTGTTGAGGTATTGGTTGTCGTTGATATCGACGCCAGCAGGCGTGCCGTCAACGATCGACAAGGCGACAGCGTGAATGCCGCACATGTGGATGATGTTGTGGTAGACACGGTTCTTGCGCGCCTCGATGAAGCTGTCGCCAACGACGCCGAAGCGCACGTTGATCTTGATCGCGGCGTTGTTCGAAAGCATCCTCCCCTGGTTGTTCCCAAGGAAGAGGTTGTTGCGAAGGATGTTCCGCTCCCCCTGCCACTTCATGACCTCGTCGGCGTGCTTCAACGGCTCAAGCCCTTCACTCAGGCAATCGATGATGAAGTTATCCTCGATGATGAGGTTATTCTGAGCCCCAAGCTGGGATTTATTCACCGTCCCCATGCGATTGACCGGGTTGCGGAAGTAGTTCCGCCGCAGCACCACCTGGACCGAGTCCTCGATCTCCCAGCAGCCGTGCCCCGCCTCTGCCTGCGAGAAGTCATTGTCCTCGATGATGACGCGCGTGCAATCGATGACCGTGATCTGATCCCTGCCGGTATCATCGGCGGGATCATTCCAGCGCTTGAGCTTGCAGTTTCTGATCACATGATCCGTGCCTAGGAGCTGGATGGCATCCGACATGCCAACCGCATTGGCAATGTCCAGCGTGCAGCCATCGAGGACGATGTGGTGGACACTCCCGGTCGTCATGACGAAGGCGCCGGTCGCGGCGCTCAGCGTGTTGAAGGTGATGCCCTTCACCCGAAGATAGCTCTGATCATCGAGCCTCACGCGCTGGGTGAGGATAGGCACCTCGGCAAGGTACGGCTGATAGGTGATGTAGCCGCCCCCGGCCGAGCCGGAGGTCACCGCGTTGGTCACCCCCTCGATGGTGTTCGTCGCATTGGTGGGGTAACTCCCACCGCGCAGATGCACCGTGTCGCCTGGCGCGGCGGTCTCGGATGCCTTCTTCAGTGTCCAGGGGGAGCCGGGCGAGGTGCCGGAGTTCCCATCGTTCCCGGCTGGGCTTCCGTCCGTCGCCGCTGCGTAGTAGTCGGCCATCAGGCTATGGCTATGAGCCAGATCTTGGCCGTCGCCGTGGCCGATGTCGTCGCCGTCGTGGTCGTGATCTTGACCTTGCAGGCGGGGAACCCGCGAAGCCAAGTGGTTGTCGTCAATGCCGTTCCGGCGCTGGCTGCTACCGCAATCCCATATCCAAAACCGATGGACGTTCTCACCGGGGAGGCGGCGGCCCCGAGTGGGATCGCCGTACAGATGTCGGTATCGGCCGCTATCTGGGTACCGTCGGAAGCGAACGGAATAAAGGTGATCTTGTACTGCCCGTCAGCAACCGGGGTGGTGAGCGTCACCACGACAGCGATCATGAACTGGTTGTAGCCGGCGACGTGGAGAAGCGGAGATGTCTTGGTGTTGTTGAGGGCCTTGACATCGAACCCGTCGATCTCAAGATCGGCAGGGACCATCTCCTTCAGTCCGGAGCCGTTGTAAAGTTGAGTCTGGATATAGTTAGCCATCAGTATTCGCTCCCAAGGCCGGCCGGATGGGGAGGGTTCGCGTCGCCAGCACGTTGCCGGCGCATGAGCTTGGCCCAATGCTCCCGCATGCGGTCGTCGGCCGTCAAGGAATATTCGTGGGGGAAGTCGTAGTCCGTCTCCCGGCGCTCGCTCCCAGGCTTCACATAGGTCAGGCCGCCGGCCTCCAGATATCGCCAGTCATCGAGCAGATGGTCATCACGTTTGACCGGCATATCGCGCGGCTCGGGCTTGGAGACATCGCGGCGGTCACGCGTCATGCGGTACCTGCGGCACTCCTTGATGAAGTTCGTCAAGGTGTTGAAGACGCGCATCTTGGGGATGCCGTCCATGTCCTCGCCGAGCGACCTCCGGCACATCTCGATCCCATAGTTGACCGCGTTCTGAGCCGGGACACAGGCGAGCCGCGAGCCGACTCCAAGCTCCTGCGAGTAAAGCGCGAAAAGCGTCCCGTACTTGAGCTCCCCGGTCTCGTGGTGCCCGAAGCCCGAGGGGTCCATCCAGCGGATGCGGATGTCCTCCACCTCGCCGCGTTGCCAGATCCAATAGCGGCCTACCTTCTGGTAACCCTCGGTCGCAAGGATCGCCTCCGCCACCTCCATGGCCTTGGCCCCGTGGTAGTAGATCTCGCGGTAGAGGACATACTTCCCGTCGGGCCCGACCGCCGCCCACAGGCCAGCAAGCGTGCGGAATCCGGCGTCGAGCGAGCAGTAGCGTGTCCACTCCTTTGGGATTGGGAAGGGCTCGATGACGTGCTTGCGACCGAACTCCTTGTAGATCAGACCCTCGTAGCGACGGCTTCGGCCCAGGAGCCGGACCTCGATGTCCTCCTTCGATAAACCCGCCTCCATGCGCCGAAGCGCCGTCCTGGAGATGTGTCCGCGCTCCGCCGCGCGGTAGCTCGAGAGGCGGAATACCTCGATCCCCGGCTCCCCGGTGTCCGCCCGGTCCTCAAGATCCAGGCACCATGGCTCGGAGTTGTAGAGGGTGGCGGTGACGATGAGCTTGCCATCGCGGGCGAGGAGCCGCGGCATCAGCTCTCCGTACACCACGCCATCCACCTCCTCGTCGATGATCCCCAGATCGATCTCCGCCGCCTGGATCTTCTTCCTCGCCTCCTCCACCCCCTGAGCGGTGATGAAGTCCACCTGGGCGCCATCCTGCATGAGGATGTAGCTGGGAACCTGCCAGCCAGGAACCTGCGGCCCCTCGTTCGCTATCCGCCATCGCGGCAGGACCGATCGCAGGTGCTTGTAGATCCCCTCCTGCACCGTGCGATAGTTGGCGGAGATGACATAGATCCTGGGGGCCTTGGGCGTCTTCAGATAGGGATGGGAGTGGTTGAGCCACCAGGCCGCCTCCTGCGCCCCGCTGCGGCTCTTCCCACTCTGGTTTCCGCCGAACATCAATCGGCACCAGGCGTCGGACTGATGGAACTGGAGCTGGGGGGCGTCCGCATGGTCATCCGGCTTGTAGGTGTAGAACGGGTGGTGGAGCCGGCGGTGGACCTCACGCAGGATCGGGAGCGCCGTTCTCAACACCCCCTTGTCACGCGCCAGGCGCTGAAGGCTCAGCTCAAAGACTGGCTCCATCCGCCGAACGCTAGGAGGATTCAGGTCTGCGGCTGGTTCCATGCGTCGGGCACTGGGAAGGTGGCAGGGGAGGCGCAAGCGCCTCCGAAACGCCGGCGGAGCCGCCTCTTGCACTGGACGCAGATCCGGCGGCGCTTGTAGTTCCACGGGCGCGTGAAACAGCAGATACAGGCGTCCTTCTCCAGATAGGACCCCCAGCCACGGATCCGCCGCGAGTCCCAGTCGCTCGACTTCGCTTCGCTCGCTCCAGTCGATGGCGTGGATTCCGCGGATGGCTCCGGCGGCTCGACGATGGAGAGAAGCGCATCCACCATCTCCGGCTCGGGCTTGCCTCTGAGCCGTATGCCAATCCGCGTGAGCACCGGCTTGGCGACGTTCATCAGAAGATCCATGAGCTTGGCGTTGTCCAGACGCTCTAGGTCGTTGGCCCGCTGGTCTCGGCGGTATCCGCACAGCTCGCTCAGGAGCTCCATTGCCCGGACACGCTCGTGGCCAGTGGTCGTCTCATCCTCAATCATCTGCACCAGACGCTGCTTCTGGCCCTCGGCGGTGAACAGGTCGTAGGCTTTCCCCTTCTGGCAGAGCTTCTTGTTCGTCGTCTTGAGCAACGCATCGAATGTAGGCTCGCTCGGCGAGGCCCAGGTCTCCTCTTTATTCATCTCCATAGGCTCCTGTATACTCTACCCGTGCGCCAGGAGAAGCAAACTTTGATCCTCAGCTTCCTCGGCGGGCCGCATGACGGCGCGCGGATAGTGTGCGCTCACTCATCCGCCCCGGTTTATCTGCCCAAGACACTTTGGGTCGAGCGCCGAACGAAGATCTTCGATGGGCGCACCTTCCTTGTCTGCGAGATGAGCGACCTTCACACGCACGAGGTGCAAGGCTA